GTGGGCCACCTGCGGGCACTCGCTAAGCATGGTATGATTGAGCATCGCGGATGCGCGAGGAATAGCCGGGGGTGGTGGAGATTTGCACGAAAGGAAACTGAACTATGAACTACGAAGGCAAACTATACGGCAAGTGCGGCAGAGCCTACATTCCTCTTAAGCTAACATCTGCAGATGTGGACAAGGCTATGTCCATCGTAAAGAAACTCGCGGAGTGGTCGCGGAAGTATCCACGGCAGCAGGTTCATAGCTTCTCTGCCCAAGTGGACGAGCAGCTAATTGCCATCGAAAACGAAGCGAAGGAGTTGATTCCATGAATCCCGCTCTCACATCAGACCGTGAATGGGTAAAGATCGACGACTTAGCGCCTCAGATGCTTTCCCTCGACGATATGCCGATTGAATGGTGCAACGCCTATACCGGAGAAAGACATCGGGCCTATTCATCCGTGGGTATTGCTCGGGCGATGCTTTTAGGAACTCATGTTCGCAAAATACTGCCCGACCCAGACCTTCCATTGCAATGACCCCGCCCGCCATCAACTCGCGCTGGAAAAATACGCCATGGTCAACAAACCGCGAGCAGGTCGTAACCGTCACGCGCACGGACTCCCGCTGGGTCTGGTATGAAAGCGAGCTCGGCAAAGGGTTTGCGGCGGTGGGTTACTTTGTGGAGTTTTTTAAAAACTGCTGAATCTTCAATCTCAAAAACTAAATAAACATCATGGCACGTCCCATCAAACTCAAAATCAACGTCTCCCGTATTCTCAAAGAACATCTTTATGAAGGCAAAAACGGCAAGTATCTGGATCTCGTCGCATGGCCGAACAAAAACGGGCCAGATCAATACGGGAACACTCACATGGTCTGCCAGGAACTCAGCAAGGCCGCACGCGACGCTGGCGAGAAAGGCCCCATCATCGGCAATCTGACGCTTCCAGAGCAGGAAGCACCGCCAGCGCGTCAAACGCCGCCTGTGAGGCAGCAACGGCAGACAACGCAGCAAGAGCAGGCCAGCGAGGAAGAAATCCCTTGGTGACTGACCGCTTGACAACCGCGAGGTGAGTCTCTAAAATCAATTCGCTGACAAGTTCAGCAGCCGCCTCGAAGCCGGTTTACTATGAACACTCCATTAAATCGCTCCATCATCTCCTGGCCTTCACGGGCAACACCGCCTCATGTCGGTAGTTTCGAGCAGGCAGGTGATGGGGCGGCCCTTTTTTGGATATGAACGGATCTCAATGGTATGCGAATCTCCTCCTGCGCCCCGAGTGGCAAAAGAAGAGACTCAAAATAATGGAGCGTGACCGCTGGCGCTGTGTCGCGTGCGGGGTTCCTAACAACCGGACGCTGACGGTGCATCACAAGGGCTATCTGACTGGCTTGATGCCGTGGGACTATCCCGACGAGATGCTGGAAACGCTCTGCGTGGAGCATCACAATGAGCGCCACGTCTTTCCCCTGGCCGATCCTGACCGCTGCATTTGGTGCGGTGGACTGGTCACGAATGAGAATCTAGGAGGCCGGGAAGGCAAGCATGAGTTCATTTGCGAGCCGTGCATCAGGAAGTCCGAAGAAAAAACACTCACTCCCGCTGATATTTCATGAAACGCTTCACATGCACCCTCAAATGGTCAGATCCATGGTTCCGCCGACTCTCGGCACCTGCCAAACTCATCTGGTTTTACGCCGTCGATCACTGCGACGCCATCGGCATCGTGGAATTGGATCTTGAATTTGTTTCGTCCGATTGTGGCGTGAAATGCACGGACAAGCACGTCTCTGAGCTTGGCGAGCGGATACAGGCCATTGGCGGCAATCGTTACTTTATTCCAAAGTTTATCGGCTTCCAATACGGCAAGCTGAGCGATAGTTGCCGTCCCCATGAAAAGGTGATTGAGGCCATTCGCTCCCATGGTTTGGTGCTCACCCCTGCCGGGTATCGCTATCCTGCGGATAGGGTATGTATAGGGTATCAGGAAAACTTGGATGGGCTACCTGATAGCCCTCAAGAACAAGATAGGAAGAGTACAGGACTGGAAGAAGACAAGAAGAAGAAAGGGACACTTCCAGAAATTATGGCGTTCTGTAAAGCGAAGGGGCTTTATCCCCGCGATGCAGAATACGTCTGGCACCGATGGGAGGAAAACGGCTGGAAAAATGGCAAGGCTCCGATTCAGGACTGGCGGCGGACGATTCAGGCATGGGTGGCACAAGGCTACATGCCGAGCCAGAAAAAGCTGCTGGACGGCGACTGCTGGCCTGTGGAAGCCGCGTCTAGCCCTCCCGAGGAAGAAATCGACCTCATGGCGCTATTACTGGCAAACCGCGCCAAAACTGCTGCCCGCGAGGCTGCACTGGCTGAACCCCATGACGAGGAAGAATTCTCATGATCGAGCTTTCCGTTGCTCAAATCAGCGAACGACTGGCCGCGCAGGCTTTGACTGTGGCTCAGCAGCTATTACCAGGGGGTAAACAATCCAACGGTAAGGAGTGGGTCTGTGGCGACATTTCAGGCTCTCCCGGTGACAGCCTAAAGGTCTGCATATTCGGTCCCTACTCTGGCCAGTGGAAGGACTGGAGCAACGATTCAGACCATGGGGATTTAATCGACCTGTGGCGCTGCGTGAAGGGCTGCACGCAGCCAGAAGCCATCAAACAGTGCAAGGCATGGCTGGGCATCGTGGATACGGTCAGGGTGGAAGAGAGAAAGGTTTACGGCAAGCCTCCTGCGATTGAGTCGGCTCCGCTGGCGAACGATGGCGGGGCAATGAAGTATCTCACGAATGAGCGACATCTGAAAAAGAGCATTGTGGCCGCGCTCAAAATCGAGGGCAGCAAAGAGAAGGGAGCTATCGTGTTTCCGTCCTACTCTCCCGGTGGCGAACTGGTGAACCGTTCCTATCGCACCCTTGGCGAAAAAAAGAAGGTGTGGCAGGACAAGGAATGCGCCCCGTCTCTGTTTGGATGGCAGGCATTGCCAGAATCAGCCTACAAGACTCGCACGGTGCTCTTGTCCGAGGGTCAGATTGATTGCGCGACGTGGATTCAATGGGGCATTGCGGCTCTGTCGATTCCGAATGGCTCGGGTTGTGCGTGGGTCGATTACGAATGGGAAAACCTCGCTGCTTTCGACACGATCTATCTGGCCTTCGATCAGGACGACGCAGGGCGCAAGATCACGGAGAATGTCGCGGCACGGCTGGGCAAGCATCGTTGCATGATCGTCTCGATGCCAAAGAAGGACGCGAACGACTGCCTTAAGGCGGGATTTATCGACGAGGACGCGCAAGATTGGATTGCCAATGCCAAGACGCCGAAGATCAAGCGGATCATCACGGCGGGAGAGATGGAAGCGCGGTTGCTCGCTGAGATTCAGCCGAAAGAGGAGGCGTTTACGCTGGGATTCTTTCGCGGAAACTGGCCTTATTCGGGGTTCTACTTTCGTCCAGGCGAGGTGACAATATGGGGAGGATTCGCCCACGCAGGTAAGAGCACGATGCTCAATTTTATGCAGTCGGTGTTACTGGCGCATGAGCAGCGAATCTTTATTGCCTCGCTGGAAATGAAAGTTGAGGCCATGTTGAGGAAGTTGGCTCGCATCTACCTGGGCGAGCGGTTGACGGATGAAACAGCGCGGGCATTCCTTCAAGGAGTCGGGCATCATCTGGTTTTCGCTGACATCGTGGGGTCAATGAAGCAGGACGAACTCATGGAAATGATGTGGTTTTCCTTCCGTCGCTACGGCTGCACGCACTTTCTGATTGATTCGCTCATGCGGATTCAGGATCTCGAAGAGGATTATCCGGCGCAGGGCACGTTTTGCAATCGGCTCCAAGACTTCGCGAAGGAAACAGGCTCACACGTTCATCTTGTGGCGCATCTCGGCAAGCCATCGCAGACAGTCGAGCGCCCATCGATGTATGCCATCAAGGGGTCAAGCTTGCTGGTGAACAATGCCGACAATATCCTGCTGGTCTGCCGCAATCCCGACAAGGAGAAGCTGCGTAAGGCCAACCGGCTGACAGACGATCAGGAAAAGACCATGCACGACACTGAGGTAATCGTTGAGAAGCAGCGAGAAACCGGGTGGATGCACACGTTTAAGCTCAAATTCGACCCGTTTAGATACTCTTTCTCCAAGCCATGAATCTTGAAACCTTCCACCCCTGCCCCGAATGCCGCAACACGCTGCTATGCTGTGACCTCGCCCGATGCGCGAAGGACTACCGCACGCATTACCCTCTCTACATCCCACCCGGCCCCACGTCCGCACAGGTAGGCGGTGCACTCGCCAAGCTGATCGCCACCGCGAGGAAGAATCCGAAGAATCAACACGAACAAGGAACTAAATGAATGAGCTACACCTATTTGCAGGAGCAGGGGGAGGAATCCTCGGCGGACACCTTCTCGGACATACCTGCGTCTGTGCTGTTGAGATTGAACCTTACTGCCGAAAGGTATTGTTGCAGCGTCAGCGAGACGGAATCCTGCCACGGTTCCCCATCTGGGACGACATCCGAACCTTTGACGGAACGCCATGGCGGGGTCACGTTGACATCGTCTGCGGCGGGTTCCCTTGCCAAGGTTTCAGCAGCGCCGCCAGCCGTGGGAAAAAAGCGGATAACTTGTGGCCGCAAATGCTCAGAGTTGTGGGAGATGTCTGCCCACGGTTTGTTTTCTGCGAGAACGTCAGCGACGTTGCGATCAGGGAAGCACAGGCCGACCTTGAAAGTTGTGGCTTTGCAACGTGGAGAACGAGGATTGACGCGGAAGACGTGGGCGCAGACCATCCTCGGAAAAGATTTTGGTTATTTGCCGACGCCAACGGCTACGGCAAACTGGGACAGCCCATCAATGGCGAAATGGCCATGCTGCCGAAACGCCCAACGACTATTTGGGAAAGTGAGCCCGACTTCTCAGGAGTACATGATGGGATGGCCTCCAAAATGGACCGCTGTAGAGCCGCTGGAAACGGACAAGTTCCAGCAGTGGCTGCTCTCGCATGGAGAATTTTAACAGGAGCGAATCAAAAATAATGCAAATAGCCCTTGTAATAAGCCGATTGTTGGGATATTAAATCTGGCAACGAAATACTAGCCACGCAAAAATATGAACATTCTTCCCTTCTCCGAACTCACCGCCTCACGTCAGAAATGCTTGATGGCCCTCAGTTCCATGCGCCGCCGCGCTGATGCAGCCATGCAAGATGCTCAGGCTGACTACGGCACTCAGTCGCCTCAGTTTGATGCGGCAGCTACTCGTTACGAGCAGGCAACCGCAATGCTCACCGAGCAGACCCAGCGCACGCGCATGCCAGAGCATCCCCTCTACGTCTCCGCAGAATCAGCCGCCGCATATTATGACGCCCTCAACTAATACCTGTCCCGGTTGTGATGGTCACGGATGCTATCACGTCAACGGATACAAGCTCGACACCTGCCAAGTGTGCGAGGGTAGCGGCCTTAAAACGCCACCGCCTCGCAGCCCTTGCAATAAGCTGACTGTCGGGTTATTCAATCTGGCAACGAAACACCAGCCACACAAAAATATGAACCCTCTTTACCCGCAGATTAAAGCCAACATCCTCCTGTATTTCCGCAATGAAATTCGCCGCTGGGTGGCGATGTCTCGCGAGGTTGGAATACCGTCCTTGGTAAAAGAGGCCCGTCTCCGCAGAGCTAGAGCCTTGGCGTCCGAGTGCCGCACCCTTGCTCGAAAGGGGGCGCTGTGATCTCATTGGATGCAGATCGTCTGGCCACCGTCATGGCAGCGCGTGATGGGTGGAATCTTTGGGCTGACTCCGAGGAGTCAAAGGTAGCTAAAGGCATCGGCTTTGCGCCAAATGTATCGACGGGGAGGTCCGTTGCCTTATCCCTGCAAATGGAAATTGATACTGGAATCCCTCATTGCGCCTGCTGCCTTAAGCCGATCTGCGCAGAAAAACCTTATTGGAAACGTTGACCCCATGAACTGCCCCCACTGCCAGAATCCGGTGAACATCGGAGAACTCCTTTCGCAGATCCGCTCCCCCGCCAAGGCCCGCGCCTCCCGTGAGAATGGGAAAGCGCCGGTAAAGAACGGGAAAAAGGGATGGCCGAAGGGGAAGCCACGCACAAAGAAAGGGAAGGCATGAGAACAATCAGAACCATCCGCGAGGGCGGGAAAGTTGTTGGAATTATCAGCGGTCCTGATGCCTGTGACCAGTCTTTTGTCGTCAACGGCAGGACGTGGCGCTTTGACTTTGACGAATACGGCGGGCCGCTCTGGCTGCGTAACTCATGGAACATACGGGATAGGTATCCGCTCTGACGCCCCGCCCCACGTCCGCACAGGTAGGCGACGCACTCGCCAAGCTGATCGCCACCGCGAGGAAGAATCCGAAGAATCAAAAATAATGCAAATAGCCCTTGTAATAAGCCGATTGTTGGGATATTAAATCTGGCAACGAAATACTAGCCACGCAAAAATATGACCTTCGACACCACTCCCTTCATTGTTCGCGGCGTAACCAATAGCGGCAAGCGTGCCGTTTGGGTTCGTCGCATGGTCAAGAAAAGTGACACCATGCACAGTGTAGAAACTTCACAGGCGTTCCAGGATGAAT